CGTAGACTCGACCGGACTCAGAATCGACTCGTTTAATAGATTGGTATTTAAATTTAGGATTACCATCCCAGATAACTTTTTTACCAATGTTGTGATATTCTTTTAGATCCTCTTCATTCATCATCTTTTATTCCTTAACTTGTAATCTTCTAAGTGGACTACATTTTGTTTATCATTATCGTAATGTTGTATTACTTGTTGTACCTTTTCTAATTTAGTATGTGACCAAGGCCATATTACACAACAAACATAATAAGCGTCTCTAAACGTACATCGCCATCTATATTGTTTTAAATAAGGTGTTCCATCAACACGTCTACCTTTTCTAGGTTTATCAGTCAAAGTGCCTACGCCTAGAATTTCATGTACCCAGGCAAGAACACTACGATCGGTCATCGTTATTTCCATCGAAAGTCTTAAACTATTAGACAAACGATAACCAGGTTTGCCTCGATGTCTTTTCTTTCTTTCAATTCCTCTACGCATATGTATTGAGCCTTCTCCATCAAAGAGGCCGGCAATATATGCTGCATCAGTCTCTGCTATCATGTGTCAATACCCATCTTAATAAACTTGTTGAAGGGTCATAGCCATCAAACTTTGCACTACAACCAGTTAAAAGTATGCATACAATTATAACTCTAATCATTGTGTCCTTTCTAACATGCATTTATTATCACCCATTTCTTGTGTGTTAAAATTAAAATGAGTTAGAATATGCGCTATCTTATTCATCTCATAAGTTTTACGATCATCAAACACAAATCTAGTACCGACTCTAGATCTAGGTGCAAAAAACATAACTTCTTCTAATACTTTTTCTGTGGTGTGTGGACCATCAAAGTGTACAAAATCATAACAATTCATTATTTCTTTTTTACCATTACGATATATTGGGATACCTCCACCAAACGCATTAAAGTATTCTGTATCTTCTAGTTGAAACAAACTAAAGTTTTCATGTTGTTTAAAACCACTTAAAAAAGTTTGCTTCATTGTGTTGGGATACGTTGGCACTTTAGGAGTTCCGTCTTCGTTTAATAAAACGTTTCCATCAAAGTCTGTCCAATATGCAATCGTACCTTTTTCAAGATCTATTTGTTTATCTAAATGTTTGTAAAGTAAATCACCATATGGATCGATTCCAATATGAAAATAATTTTTACCCTTCAGAGCATCAGTAATTACTATAGAACTGTAACCTTCTCTAACTCCTATCTCTACAGTTAAATAAAAATCTTTTGGAGCTAAACCTTCTACCCATTTAGTTAAAAGTTTGTAGTCTTTACTATCTCCTTGAATCATATGATTATAACTCCCAGTATAAAACCTAAACAGAATAAAAGTATATTCATTGTTCTAGAAGTAATTACATATTTATTGAATAATCTCATCTTTTTCCTCCTCTTCTATTTCTACCTCTCCTTGATTGTTACAAAAATCACAATCTGCCCACTGTTCTTCACGTGCTTGTTCGAATGGTACTCGAACAAAACCATTACCATTACATACTGTGCATATTATCTTTTTCTTCACTTAACTTCTCCTTTATAAATTTCTTAGCTTTCATTCTTACATACTCATGATCAAAACCTGCGTAGTGACAAACCAAAGCAAAATCTCGATTAGGTTCTAAAAAATATGCTTGCGCTGATTTTTCACCCACACCAAAATTTTTATTTCGATAATGTCTACCCACAGCATCCTCTAACGCAACTATTAATACGTTACGCCAAAGACTTCTCTCTGGATCTTTTTTTTCTCCAAGAAAGTTAACTGCTTTTGGAAATACGCTTAGTTGTGATCTTGCCATTTAATTTTTTCGCTTTCTCATCTACTAACATTCGAATTACTTGCGCTCTTGATAAAGTGATCCCTGGTGCCAGGATCTTGGTCATCTGATCTATTTTATCATAGCAGGCATGATCGACTGCGAGACTTTTGTATTTGCTTATATCTGTCATTTAGTATATCCTTTCTTTTAATATCTAAAGATATAGGATATTTATATAATTTTACAAGGGTTGTCAATGAAATTTTTTCTAACAATATACATGTGTTCTGTCATAGGGGGATCTTGTGTAGAGGTTCCACAAGAAAAGCACGAATATACTAGGTTTTATAATACTCACTATACGTGTGTTCAAAAAGGCTTAGGAAATGCATATGATATAATATTTAGTGGTCAGGTTTTTGCTGCTGATCAGGTTGAATCTTTAGAAATTTATCCTAAGTTTTCTTGTGATAAGGTGATAGTTCCTCCGAAGAAACCCGAGAACCCTGCTTCTTTATCTCTTGATACCAAAGTATCTTATATTTCTCATCTTTAGTCTTCCAATACAGATTAGCTAGCTTATCTGCCTTGTCGGTTATATTTTTTAGCACTACGTTTTTCATTTTTATTTAATCTTTTTTTGTGACGGCCAGGACGTTTACGAGGTTTTGGTCTAGGTACGAAATGTATAAATTTTTGTCTAGCCATTACATTTCAAATTTAGATTTTTTGTTTAACCATTTTTTTCCTTTTGCAGCTCTCTTTTGGTGTACAATTTCTCTGTCTTCTTTTGTAATTTTATATCCAAATTTTCTATTATAGCCATCAAAAGCATGATGAGTAAACGGTCCATTTTTATCTACGTAATGTAAAAAAGTTTGAGCCATACCATTACCTTTATATGTGCCTGGTCTTCCGTGCCAGTGTAAGTAACCACCATAAATCAAACCATCTCCTTCTTCTAATTCAAAAGACTCACCATCAACTTCTATTGGCCAGTCATCATATTTTTTCATACAGGCAGTGACAGATACTTCACATGCAGGTCTATCGTAGTGATCAAACAGAGTTGCACCATGAACGTAATATCTCCAATAGCTGTAAGATGTTAACAATTTTATATTCATTTCTTTTTCTATTAAAGGTTTTTTACTTTCTAAAAATGCAGTCGTTAAAGCATCTCTATACCAAGAAGGTGAAAATGTTTGACCATCTAAACCACCTTCATCTTGATCTAGTTTTTGTTGACAATATACATCTAAAATTTTTAATTCTTCTTTTGAAAAAAAGTTTTTAACTAATTTATATTTCATTGAAGCCATGCAACTATACTGTACCTTGTTCCTTTCGTTATAGGTTCAATCATGTGTGGATACATAAAATTACTAGGAAAAAATATAATAGATCTTTCTTTTAATTTAAATCTTTTTATTTCTTTTCCTTGTTGATCTGTAAAAACTAAATCTCCACCTTCATAATCTTCATTTAGATTAACAATAACACTAACTGTTCTAGGTGTAGTAATATCATGATCAATGTGAGTCGTATACTTTCCACCTTTAGTATATTTTAATAGATCTATTTGTTGTATTTTTTTAGATCGATTTCTTGGAAACTTAACTGAATAGTAAGGATAGTGCATTTGTATTTGTCTTTTAACGTAATTCCAATAAAAATGATTTGTTGGATTATTAAAATTTAATTCATATCCTAAAACATTTCTGATATCTTTATCTACTGCACCAGTTCCTATTAACAAAGGTTCTTTACATCTGTCTTCCATAAAAGAAATTAACATCTTTGTAAAATAAGGATTAACTATATTTTTTATTTCTACAATTGCTTCTGTATGATCCATGTTATTGCACTAAATAATTTATACTTATTCTCCAGTAGGGTATTTTTTGAGAGGGTCCAACACCATTGTGTATACTATCACTCTTAAATATCATAAATCTACCTGGTTTATAATCTATCTTTTTATCTTCCACTTGTAAATGACCACCCCAATCTTTAGCCCATATAGGGGTTAAAAATCCTAAAATAGTATATACACCTGGATTTTTATCATCAATATGAAACTCTGTTAAAGAGGTTTCATTTTTTGCACCTAAATTAATTCTAATAATATTTCTAGGTAAATAATATTTATTTTCTTCAAAAAATTTTACATTAATTCTTTCAAACAAAGATGCAAAATAACCATGCCAAAAATGATTATAAATTTTATCTCTGTCTTTTACAATAAAACCAGGGAAACAACCCATATCAAAAGGACCATCATCTGTAGGTAATAATGAAGTTCTATGTAGATCCCACACAGGAGAACTAATTAAATTAGTGTATAAATTAAATAAATCTTTTTCTATTAATATGTTATCTACTGTTTCCATTTTGTCTTATATATTCTTTATCACTTTCACTTAACTTTATATATCTTATACTACCATTAATATGTTGTCTAGTGTCTGCTCCACAGTTAGTGCATCTATAGTAATCTGAAACTATAGCTACTAAAATAGTATCTTCTTCGCACTCTTCACAAACACCTTGTACAGTATCAATATTAGCAAACGCTTTCATTAAAACAACTTTTTTAGACAATTTCCCTCGCTGAACCTAAAATAGGTTTGTATTTTGTTTTACCCTCTGATTTAAATGCGTGTAGAAAACTAGCCCTTGGTGTACCTTCAATCCAGCTACAGTGTATCCACCCTGAATTAGGCTCACCTGGAGTATAGAACTCGAGGATCAATTGATCAGGTGTAAGGTTAGATTTAATCCAATCAAAAAGTTCAGCGTTATCAACGCCCATACATTCGAAGTCTGCGGCTTCAGCTTTGGCATGCTGCGATCTAGCCGAGCTGCCAATTGCTTCACATAATTCTGGACTACGGAATCCACTGGTTACCTTAACTCTTCCGAAATGGTCACGCACTGGTTGAAGAATATTTTCACACAGTGCTTTTAATTTTTCTATTTGTTCTGCATTAGGATTGTTATTAATCCCTTTACGTATAGCAGTGTCGCTTTTAGTAAGCTCTGAAAGAGTAAAGTTACGTGACAGATTCATTTTTATATTTTTTTCTATTATATATTTTTTTACTATTTATTCTATGTTGCTTAAATCTATCATTTCTAAGCATTTGTGCAAACCTATTAATTTTTTTTAAATTATTCAATAATGAGTTTTTTAATTGATTTTGAGCCATCGATATTATCCTCTAATTCTGCAGAACCCTTCCAGCATTTGTAGGATACAGTTTCTGAAAACTGTCTCTCAGCTTCACGCTTGCCGCGTAAACAAATTGCCATTGACGGTTGCAAACGTGCCTCCTTAATCTCTCCGTTTACAAACATAAGTAATCCTATTACAGCTTCAATCATACGGTCTTACCTTTATTTTGACCCTCTTTAATTACATATTTCTGCGTGCCATTTTTACCATGCTCAACAGATTTTTTTAATTCTTTTACATAACTCATCTGTTTAGCTTGTTTATTTATATCAGCTATGTAGTCTAAAACTTTTTTAGTGATTCGTCCCGTTGCCATTTTTATAATGCATCTCCCTATTTTGATCTTTTAATTTTTCAATGTCTTCTAAAACCTTATCCATTTGCTTTCTTAAAAATTCAATATTTACCTTATTTAAAGCCATTGACTCGATATGTGCGTTTAATTTATCTGTTGTTTTATATAGATCTTCGATCATCATGAACTGCTCAGAATCAGCGGGCAGTGAACCCAGTTGTCCACGTGGCCACTTAATTCTAAACTCTGTGTTTTCTATTAAATCTTGTTCCATTAACTGAAGTCTAGTGTCAGCTATGTTTAATCTCTCTACAATTTGAAAGTAGCCCATGGTGCCAAGTGCTACGATGACGATCAAAGAGGCAACCGTCTTCATTGGCATTTGCACGGCTACCTCTTCTCCGATGTTGAGTGGTTTTTTACTCATAAATTATTTTTTTTGCCAGCTAAATAACCAGCTAACAATTTTATTCCAAATTCTTTTTAACATTGTTTCCTCCTCATGTGTATGTGGAACATCTCCATTCTGATGTGCATGAGTTACGCCATCTTCGTGAGTATGCTCTACATAATTTTTACCGTGAACATGTCCACAATGTGGACACACTTTGTTTACGTTAATAGGTGATATTACAAAACCCATTCCACAATTTTCACACTTCATTTTTTCTTCTCCTCAATTTCATAGAAGAACTTGTCGGTGTCTTCTGTCCGCCATGCTCTACTATCTTCCACGTTCCATTCATTTGTTTGCACTTTCCAATCAGGGATAGTGTCTTTTACTGTAAAAGAAGGTATATCCCATATACATCGATTATTTGGTTGTGCTGCAAAATTGCCATCATCAAGAGCAATTATGTGAGCGCACTTATGTTCGTGCGGGATCTCTGAATGATCAGTGTCAAGTATATTAGACTCTGGGTGTGCAAAGTCAACTGTAAATAAGTATTTACCTGGATGCCATTTTTTATCTTTTCCTATATACTTACCGGCTTGTCCTGCTAAGATATCGAAAGAATGGACAGAAGGATAATAAGAAAAACAATTCCAGAGCTGTAGTTCATCAAGTCGTCTTGTGGGCACTCTGGATGGTTTAAATCCCTTTTGAATAAACGCGCTAATAGGTAGGCGATAAAATATTGCACCGTTTTCCATAATAGCATGCCATAGTATACTCCTTCCAGTAATAGCAGATAAACCGAAGATAATACAGTCTTCAACTTCGCCATGATGTTTTTGTAAATCATAAAGATATTCTCTTTTTATTTGTGCATAAGTCGGTGGTATGTTTGCATTTAAATAAGCCATAATAAATCATTTTATAGATCCCCAGTTGGGACCAGACTCGTAGTCTACCTTGTTTGGTATCTTTAAGTCAACTGCGTTTTCCATCACATCTTTAATTTTACTTGCCTCCAACTCATTTAAAACAGATATATCTAGCTCATCATGAACTTGTATATGTGGTGTGATTCCTTCTTTCCATAAATCTAACATTGCTTTTTTTGTCATGTCCGCAGCAGATCCTTGAATTAATTTATTTAACGCTTTGTATGTAAATGCTCTACGAGTTGGATTATTATGCCAATAATTTTTTTTAGGATTTCCATCTTTATCTTTTAAAATATTATCTTCATCATCTTTTAAATACTTTCCCATTTTTTGTAAGTCTTGCATACGTTCCTCATCTTCTGCTGGTATGTATTTACCCCAGTCCGATCCACGAAGAATAGGTTCGTACTTTGGAAATCTACATCGTCTACCTAATAAAGTTTTTATTTGTCCTTTTTTAGCTGCCGCTTTCATTACTTCATTCATTAATTGTTTTACAAAAGGAACTTTAGAGTGATATTTTTCAAATAATTCTTCAGCTTTAAATTTTGATACACCTAACTCAGCTTGAAGTTTTGCTTTACCCATTCCATAAAAAAGACCCAAATTGATCACCTTAGCTTGTGAACGTGGAATTTCTGCCATTTCTGCTACGATTTTGTGAAAGTCGGTCGAAGGGTCAGTGTCATAAGAATCTGCAATAGTATTAACTGAAGGTAAACTATAACGTAATGCATAGTGTGCTACAAGTCTTGGTTCCTGTTGCGAGTAGTCAAAACAACCCCACTTACAACCTTCTTCAGGTATAAATAAACTTCTAATCATAGGACCTAAAACTTTATCACGTGCTGGTATTTGTTGTAAGTTTGGATTAGAATAAGAAAAACGTCCAGTGATTGTTCCACCGTCATCAGATCTAATTTGATTTATCTCTGCATGTATTCTACCTTTGTGTTCGTGTTTTAATATTGTATCAATAAATGTCGTATTTACTTTGTTAATCTTTCTTGCTTCTGCTATCTTTTGTATGATAGGATGTGGATGATTAGAAAGGAAATTTTTTGTAAATGAAGGTTCATCAGATTTTGCGGTACGTTCGTAAGATAAATTTAATTTTTGAAAAACTTTTTCAATTGATCTTGCTGCCCATATTTGAATATCTTCTCCTGTTTCTTTTTGAACTTCTTGCAATAACAATTGCTCTTGTCCTATCAATTCCTTACGCAATTCGTAAGCTCTTTGAGTGTCTACGCGAACACCTAAAAAACGCATATCAACAAGACAAGGAAAAAGATCCGTTTCAAGATTAAAAATACTTTCTAAATCATTTTCAATAATTAAATTTTTTACATGTTGCCAAAGCTTAAAAGTTAAACTAGCATCTTTTTCAGCGTATGCTCCAACTTCTTGTGCTGGTAATCTCCACATGTCTTTTTTAGCATCTAATCCTCTTTGTTTAGCTGCTTCAAGCAGTGCTCTTTCATTTTTACCTTCATTTAAAAAGTGCCATGATAAAGTATTAAGCGTGTATGAAAATCTATTTTCATCTAGTAAAGAACAAGCGATCATAGTATCCACTACTAAGCCATTGATTTTTAAACCTAAATTACGTATCCAACAAACATCATACATAGCATTATGAAATATTTTTGTAGCTGGACATTCTAAAATATCTTTAAACCATTCTAATGTTTTTTTGTAATCCATATTAGGACCTTCAGCGTGAGCTATGGGAAAATACCAACTATCATTATAGGTAGCTACAGCTATACCTACAACTTTTCCATTACCAACAACAGCACCTGATCCTTTTGTTTTTAGATCTACATCTTTAGTTTCTAAGTCGATAGCTATTTCATCATACGATCTAAGATCAGGATATTCTGTGGGTTGCACCCACTCTGTTTGTGGTAAAATCATTTTATATTTTTTATAACTAAATAAAGTATTGTAAGACCAATAAATAAACAAATCATATTGTAGGCAAACATTCCTAAGCCAAATTCTACTGTCATTTGTAATCCCTTTCTATTATCATTTCAATAAAGTGTATTGCTTTTAATAAATCTTGTTTTTTACCTTTGTCTTTGTGCCGTATTATATATTTTATTGCACAACCCTCAGGGTATAATAATTCATTCTCTACTACGAATTTGCTTGGTTGAATTTTATATTTTTGATAGTGATTGCCGCCGTGTTGCTTATCCCAAACCTTACTCATAGTTTATATTCCTTTAACTTCTTTTTTGCTCTTAATTTGTATAGGTTATTTCTTGCTCTCGTGATTCCAACATACCATACTCTATGCTCTTCATCTTGTTTGTCAACACTTAACTTAATTCCTTGCTGTACAGTTCTACCTTGATGCAAAGATAAAATTACATTGTCTTCTTCGCCACCTTTTATAGCGTGTATCGTTGATAACCATATACGAGCTTTTTCTTTTAAATTTTCTTTTGATGCTATTAAATTTCTTAAATATAAAATTTCTTTTTGATCTGCAACAAATCTATCATACCAAGGAACATTAATATCCCAGTTACCGTTTGGTATATACTCTTTAACTGCACTAATTTCTTTTTCATTTAATAGCTCATTCATTGTCCATTTAGTGTAAGCGGCTGCAGCTTCATACATACCGACTTTAAAACTTTTACCTTTATTACTTTGATAGTAAAAATTTTTACGTTTTAAATCTTTCATGATATCTAACAAATTACTTTTAGTTCTAGTAAGGATTAACCATTTGCCTTTAGATAAATCAATTTGATTTAAATCAGAAATATGTTGACACTCGCCTTTGTAATTTCTTGGTAGATAATTTTTTTGTTTCCTGATGCCTGATATACGACTCACAGGTATAGTTGATTGTTCTTGCACAGATTTAGAAACACGTCTTGATCTTCTTAAAACTCTCTCTTTACCAGGTTCTTTAATAAATCTATTGACATCGGCTCCAGCCCAAGCATAAATAGCTTGGTCATCATCACCAGCTAAATAAATTTGATCACAGTGTTCTTTTAATTTATCATAGAGTTGCCATTGCAACGGTGATAAATCTTGTGCTTCGTCAATAAAGATAGCTTTAAATTGTGGTATTTTATCAGATTTAATTACTTCTTTTATGATGTCATTAAAATCTACAATATTATTTTTACCTTTGTATAATATTAAATTTCTATGAATGTGATTTAATGTATCAAAATCTATTTCTTTTTTATCATGTTCATTTAGATCAAACTCTTGTCTAATAGTAATATTTTTATTAATAGCTCTTTGTATCATTTGAAAATATGGATTATTGCAAGTTAAAAAGTGTGTTTCTTCTTCGTTGTATTTGTCCGTAAATGAAACACGTATATTTAATTTTTTACCTAAATCTTCGTAGTGATATGGTTGGACAATATCTTCTTCCTTTAATCCTAGTAAGTGATAACAAAACGCGTGTAGAGTTTGAAAATAAGGAACTTCTTTTTCAGATACATCAATTCTTTTACGAGCTTCCTCAGCAGCTTTTCTAGTAAATGCGAAATAACCTATCTTATGTAATGGCACACCTTTACGAGCATAAGCTTTAACTCTTCTAATTAATCTAAAAGTTTTACCTGTGCCCGGTGGTCCATAAATTTTATTGATCTTTTCCATTGGCTTTCTTAAATCCATCTGCTAATGATCCAGTCCAGCCATATGATCCATGATGCGTGGTTTTACCATCAACGACTCCATAAAACTTAAAACCTGATTTTTTAATTAAATTACAAAAATTAACATCTTCACCCCACCATGTTCCATCTTTAGTAAAAGTTGTATCCCAAAAATTATAGAAATATGAATTGGCTTTTTCAGAGATAATTTCTTTTTGTTTTATTTTAAGATGTGAATTATCTTTAATTAATTTTTCATAAACACTTCTATGAATTAAAGTTAAACCAGCAGGTCCCATTTTTAATTCTGTGATTCCTTTATTATCTATTTTAATATCTAGTGGATCATCAAATTCTATAGAAAACTTTAATACATTATCTTGTGTTTTTTTTCTATAAGGCACACAGATAGCATCTTTTTTAGATAGTAACATTCGACCCACTACATCAGGTTCAAATTCTAAATCAGCATCTACAAATAATTGATATTCAAAACCTGATTCTAAAAATAATGCTGTTAAAACATTTCTTCCATAACTTACATAAGGACATTTAAATGTACCTATCTCTGCTTTAATTTTTGCTAATGTAAATTTGTTAAATAATTTTACTAATGATAAACATGTTGGAACCTGCATTGTATCATAAGCAGGTAAACATACAAATACACTAGGTGGTTTTTGTTCCGTCATACTATATTCTCCTTATCTTCTATTTCTATTATTTCTTCTGGTATGTCTTCTTTTTCTAAACCTTCCTTAGGAAGTTTTAAAACTCTTAATGGTGGAAATGATTCTTCATTATCTCCTTTTGGAAATCTTTTTTGACAATCAAACTCACCTTTAAAATATTGTTTAATCATCGTAGCTGTCCTGGCTCTTTCTTGATTCCAATCTCCACGTTTTAATTCATCATAAAATTTATCGTATATAAAATAAAAACACTCATCTTCATGTAACACAGCACCACTTTTAAAAGATGCATAAGTTCCTGCTTTAGGTCCATTAACATAATCATACAATTCTTTTTTCAACATATCTACTGGATTAGTCCCTGCTGGTGGTTGTATTGTTTCCATCGTTGCCCACAAACCATTTAATATATTTTGATATTCTTTTTCTTTTATACTTGGTGGATAAGTTGTTGTATGGTCAGCAATTAAACTACGCATCTGTTTCATTTCATTAAATTGTTTAATACTTCTTGCATGCACTTGTACAATTTTATCTGCAGCTACTTCTACATTAAAAAAATATTCATGGTCAGGCTTGTACATAATTCTAATTAAACCTGATACTGATGGCCACTGCGAATCAAAGTGACCACCAATACCAAATTTTCTTTTTAAACATGTGCCCCTCGCACAATAAGATGATATAGGTAAATCATTACATTTAAAACCTGCTGTATCTTTTTTCCAATATTTAATTTTTTCTTCTACTTTTCCATCACCCCATATTTCATCATAGTGAATATAATTTCTAGCTGCCTGTAAAACTTTCTTTTCCCAATTCTCACTAAATTTTTTCTTAGCAAACACCATATAGTTATATAAAAATCTATCTCTTTCGTCTTTTAATTTGTTCCCTGATTCTTGTATCTCTTTACAAATCATTTGTAAACATGGAGGACCATCTGAAAACTCCTCTGGACCACCAGTTAATACTTCTTTTATTTTTTTGTTACTGACTTCTTGTAAACTTTCTTTTGTTTGTAAATTAGCCTCAACTACTTTTAAAAAATAATCTAACTCCATTTTACTACCATCTGGTTTGTATGCTCTTCTTTCATTACCATTAAAGTATGGTAAATTTATAAAACTACCAGTTGTTCTTTCACCATTTTGATTTTTACCTAATGCAGTTTGTTTAGGAAATATTTCTGTCTTAGCAGGTAGTCCAAATAAAAATAATAAGTTTGATAAAAATTCTCTAATTAAAGATGCAGGTACTTTTTCTTTTGTAAATACATAAATGTGTAATCCACCACTTTTAGATTCAATAGGAACAACAGGTAAATTTTTTGTATCAATAACTTTTAAATATTTTTGTAAATTAAATTTTTCGTAATCATCTGGATCAACATCAATCGCACCAAAGCTAGCCATGCTTTCGTCATCACACGCTTGTAGTCCTATCGACTTTTGTCCTTTTAAATGATCTTCATAATCTTTTTGTGTAATAGGTCTTTTAGCCCAGCCATAATCACCAGGGTCAAATTTTAATTTATTTGTTTTAGGATCGTGGTATCCGTTCTTAACATTACAGAAACCAAAGTCTCTTTTTAATCCGCTAAAATATTTTTCAAAATCTTTCATAATAAATCAGGGCGCTTCTACTCTCGCTTCGGCGCCCTGCTCGCAAGTGTACTTAACAAGTACTCGGTTATACTATGTCTCCAGTATTTTTAGATGCTTCGTATTTTGGTTTTGCTGCACCCTTGGATACAGTCTTTTGAAGTTGTTGTGCAACTTCATACATTTCAGCATCTGCTTTTTTACTGACATCAAGATTTCTAACTCTTGATGGTTTGTAGACATGCCAGCTTTTACTACCTGCTGTCTTACCA